GTATTTATGGGTGAGCTTGAGCGTCTTGTAACCAGAGAGTATGGAGTTGACTTACTAAAGGTTCTAGAGGATGGTGGTATGGCTGACCTTATGGCAAACTCAAGTAAGTTTAGACCAAAGGGTGCGCCAAAGTTTGCTCAACTAGTGGAAGACAGTACTCGCAGGGCGCTTGACGTTACGTATGCCAAGGCACCAGATGTACCTGTGTTTTCGGAGATAGCTAACTTCCTTACACGTACAGGTTTGACTGCCGTTACTACCCCATTCCCTAGATTTATGTTTAACGCAATAGAGTTGATGGGTCAGTACAGTGCTGGTGCATTTAATCCTGCAATCAAACGTGCGCTAGGTATGAAGAAGGGTCCACTTGACGCTAAGGATAGACAGAATATATCTCGTAACCTTAGTGGTCTTGTAGGATTTACAGCTGCATACATGTACCGTAACTCTGATGGTGCTCCAGCAGATTACAAAGAAATAAACTCTAAAGAGGGTACAGTAGTAGACGTTACAGCACAGTATCCTATGCGTCAGTTCTTGTGGATGGCAGAGGCAGTTAAGCGACTGTCGCCGGGTGCACAGAAGTACCTACCACAAGGTGTTGCGGGAAGAGCAGCTGGCTCTCTCATGGACAAAGAGGTATCTGAGGGTGAAGGTACATTCAATGACTGGTTTGATGGTAAGGAAGCAGCTGAGACGTTCTTAGGTGCGTCCGCAAGGACAGGTGCGTCAAACGTATTCATTGATGAAATTGCAAACCTACTCAGTGGTGCTGATGATCTGGTAGCAGATGAACGTAAAGCCAAGGCTGTTGGTAGACTTATCGGTGACTACTTAACAACATGGGCAATCCCTTTGACACAGATAGTCGAAGTACAGCGCATGGCTGGGATGCGTCCTGAAGAATATAAAGACATGTCAAAGGATGATAGCCCAACGGTTAGTGGAGAAATCTCTAGGTCATTTGCGCAACGTGGCATCAGTAACTTGTTTAGCCCTACTGAAGAGTTTGATAATCCAGACAGAGAATTTTTGTACTCCGATGATAAGAGGCGTGAAGGCTTAGGTGCTAGTCTTAGCTTAGGTATTAGTCAGATAACAAAGGACACTGACTATGGTGAATACCTTACGGAAAAAGGCTTTAATGAATTTAAAACTGGTAGTAGATCACGTCTACCTTCTATACGTAGGGTTGAAACTAAGTTATTAAAACAGTACCTTCCTTACATTGTAGAAAATGCTAAGGTTACTGAGGTACAACTACGTAAAGAGTATAGGGCACTGCCAAAGGATGACCCAACCAGAGAGAACTACACTGTTGAACAGTATGTAAACAGTACGGTGAGAGCTATGCTTGACACGCAGATAGCAGATGCTAAGTCTCTGAGTAGAGATGATCGCAAAATGGATACAGCACAACTTGATCTGTTGCGAGAAGAGTTTAGAAACATGAGTCCTAAACTTCGTACTTACGCAATGACAGAGTTCTTCAAGGATGGTGCGGTGCCTGCCAACATGGTAGACATAGAAGACCTTGTAGAACTTATAGAACGTGGTAAGGCTTTCAAGGGTGCCGTTAGTATTAAATAATGTTTTGTGTAGCACAAACAGTAAAGGGAGTAGCCAATTACGGTCACTCCCTTTTTTTGTCTGTCGTTAGCTGCGTTACACTAACGTGTATCCCCTGATCCACCTATCGTACCTGCCTTCTTGCGTAACAATAACTTCTTCTCATTTCCAGAGGCTATCATACCCAATGTAAGGTTGAGGTCAGTAGCTAGAGAAGCACAGTACCATAGTACATCACCAATCTCACTGGCTATCTGTTCTCGCCAATCGTCTGGCCTACCTTCTGGCCCGTCACGTATAAGCTTCTTGACTTTGTTAGCTACCTCACCTGCCTCACCTGCCAACCCTAGTGCCGGGTAGAGTATACGATGTTCGTCTGGATATATTGCTGTAGTTGCAGCCATGCGTTGGTATGCGTTAAAATCTGACATGCTATACTTCTCCTCCAGAAATTGCTTTACTTCTTGCTCTAGGCTCATGCTCTTTCACTCTCTTTAAGTTGTCATAGAAAGCTCTGTCGAACCCCCTATTCCACTCACGATACTGCATTGTATCGTCACTGAACGGGTTCTCCAAACGCCCATGTTTAAAGCAGTCATACCCCATCTGATGTTGTACTCTTAGTGGGGCATCGTACTTGCCTAGCCCCCGCTGTGATCTTGTCTTCTTAATCATACGTTAATCTCCTATGCTACTTTAATAAGTTTTGCTTGGTTATAGGGAACGTGATAGAACTGTTCTCCGTTGAAGATGTTTGGTCCTGTTGCCTCTTTTAGTTTGTCGTCGGTCAGTAACGAACTATCTATGCACCAGCACTTAGATAGATCACCACTAAATATGTAGAACTTTAGATTGCTTCCATGCTTAGACAGTAGACGCTTCTTTCGTTCCGGTATACGAATGTCTGTCCAGTGCGTAGGCCAGTCGCCATTCCATGCAGTCTTGACTTCGGCTTCACTGAAGTATTGAACACCATCTTTTTGTGTTACAACGTCAGCATCGTATGTCTCTTCGCTATCGACTAACTCATGGCCTACTCGTACTAGGTTTGAGATAAGTTTTTCTTTAGCTACGTTGTCATATTTCCCATAAAGACTACGTGAGAATGGTTTCCTGTATGCACCCATAAGTATTACCCCTCTGTAGTTGTTAGACTTTTCTTTAGTTTTCCTACTAGCTCATTGTTCATGACCTCTAAGCCTTGTAGTTGATACTTTATTTGTGTCTGTGTGTTATTGTTGTAAGTAATTTCACCCAAGAATTGTTTTTCTTCCACTGTAAAATCCTCTGTATCGTATTCAATATCGTCTAGTGTAAGTGTTGCCATGTTATTTCTCCTTTAAATGTTCAACTAATTCAGTGTATCCACCGATGTGTTTACCCGCATCATCAAAGATTTGTGGCACGGTTGTTAAGGTTGTCAGCTTTAGTAAGGTTAGTACCCACTTAGAGCTAGGTGATTGCACATTGTACTCTACGTAACCCCGCCCTGAACCCTTTAGTGCAGCTTTGGCGGAGTCACAGAAGTTACATTGATCTCTTGTAACTATAACGTACATATTTAGAATGTGTACTTAACGCCAACTGTTACGTCTTCACGCACAAAGTCATTGTCTAATTCAAGCACAGAATAAAAGTTTACTTGCGGTGCAAGTCCGTAAGAAATACCTACACTAGTACCGTCAAAAGTACTGGATGCACCATTTGCCTTTGAAAAGTCTGCACCAAAAGACCAATCAATGCCGTACACATTTGTACCGTAGTCTACACCAAGACTAATTGCTTTGTCTTCAAAAGAATACTCAGTGGTAGTAGCGACTTCTGCGTAAGCTGCTGGAGCAAGTGCGAGAAGTGCGATAGTTGTAATTAAAGTTTTCATGTTAGTCTCCCTTTCAAGGATTAAATTTGTGTCCGTTAAACTAAGTCAACAATTTCACAGGCGTCACCACTACAGGCTAGTGTCTGCATGGCGTTAGTATTGTCTTCTATCTCGTACTCAGATAGTGTAGCCCAGTCAATCTTACTTGGCATACAGGACAATAACATATTATAGTCTGACTTGCCAACCTCTTGATAGGGTGCCTGCTGATAAGTATGGTCTGAGTGTGGCAAGAAAGACACACCTGACATCTCGTCAAAGTGTTCGTATACAAATGCACCCACTGCCATCCACTCACTGTCCAATACAGTGCATGTAATACTTGGCTTGTGTTCACACCAGTGGCGTTGGTAAGCCAGCCATGTCTCTAGCTGTTCAATTGCAGATAGGTCATTACGTGTGACTGATTTGGGTGGTGACTTCACAGGGAAGCTGAACACTGTAGTAGTGTCACCCTTCATCACGCAGGGTGAGTTAGGTACACCCTGATCCTTCATAAACTGTGTCAAGCTGTCCTTGTTGTCGCCCCTTACGGTTCTAATGTAGTAGTTACTATGTCTGGCGTGTATCCCAGAGGCGCTGTCAACGAGTTGGGAGACTGTACCGGAAGGTTTGACACATGTGATAGCGGTACTACGAGGAATGCCAAGCTTGTCAGCCCAGATATCGTTAGTAGCCACAGCAATTTGACGAAGGTGTTCAAGTGTATTTTCCAGTCCCTTGTTCTTAGATGTGGTCAGTGGGTTGTCCATGATGCCTGTCAGTGACACACCCAACAGCCGTTCTTCCTCTGTGTTATTTGTCCATATCTTACGTAGGTATGGGAAGCGAGTCATAGTTGACTGTATTGTACCCAAGATAGTGGCGAGTTTAACCTTTTCTGATAGTGTCTCTATGGTATCTGTTGCACGAACAACACACTCTGTCAGGTTGCAAAACTGGTATGGTCGCAGGATTATTTCTGAACATGGGTTAGTCCCAAACTCGAAGTTAGGATCACGTCTACCGTACTTAGCTGCTTGCTTCTTGGATGCCTCCCGGTTAAAGATACCACGCTCACCTGACTTGGACTCAACTAAGGACAACCATTCACGCATGAATGTTTCCATGTCTGGTTTCTCTGTATAAGACACAGAGTTGTTAGCTAACGCACGATGCGCAGCACCGTCCCACCACTGCCCTGACTTAGCATGTCGCATACGATCATCACTAAGATTACTCAATGAAATCATGGCACTACGGCGTACACCACCTACTACAACTACCTGACCAATGAAGCACATAAGATCGTGACACTCAAGTGAGGATAGCTTACGTCCTTGTGCAGCCTTGAATGTAGATACAGCAAAGTTAAACAACTCAATCAATGGTGCAGGACCAGACGCCCTACCACCAAACGTTTTAAGTCTTGCACCTGCAGGACGAATACGTGTAACATCCCACTTAGGAATTTCACCAGCCCATAGGAGTGCAAGAACTTGACGGAACCCTTTAGCCCACCCTTCCTTACTGTCCTTAACAACAATGACAGACTCACTCTCGAAGAGTTGAGGCACATCTGGGAGCTTACTGATGAACTGGCGCTCAACACTGAACCCCACACCAGTGCCACAGAGAAGGATGTACATAGCCTCATCGAATGACTTTGGGTCATCGACAGGTAAATAGGAACAGTTGTACCCTGCCGTGTTGTCACGGTCTAGGGCAGGCCCTGCTGTCATCATTGCTCTCATAGATGGCATAAGGTTCAGGCTAAGGATGGAATCCTCAATCTCTTTTGCAATTGATATTGTGTCAATGTCCAGCGCTCTACGTACTACGTTATCCATGTAACGTCCTACTGTCTCAGGCCATGACTCTCTGCGTCCCTCACTCTCAAGCCACCTAGCATAGCGAGAGGTGTGGATGAACGCTTGATAGTCTGTAGGTAAATAATTGTTCATGTGTATACTACTCCGTTAATATCTTGATTGATTTGATTGACATACCGTCAATGTCGTATATGTATTCCTGTAAGGCGTCTCGTATTTCATCGTCAAGCAATCCATCTACAGGCATTTGGTATTCGTCTGCGTCTATGTCAAGGGTTAAGAATACTTTAACTAACATCTTGTGCCTCAATGAGTCTACTCAAATACCACTGTGCTTTCTTCAAGTCCTCGACACCATTCTTATACTTGTACCTCCACAAGTACTTTAAGATGTTACCCTGTAGGTAACTCTCGAAACCCTCTGGACCTGTTGCTGCACGAATGGCATCTACACATTCTATACCAGCGAAGTTGTAGTGTGCAGGTGAATTTACCATGTCTTGTTTATCCATGTTCATTCCCTCCCTAGTTAAACTTAACATTGATTATGTTGTCATCAACGGTTACAACTTTCTTTTCTGCCGTTGCCTCTACCTCTTTTAGTTCTTCTTGTACTTCCGCTACCATGTCAGCCAGTACTTGACGTACATCTTCGTCTTCCTCCATTGCAGGTATGGATGCACAAACCATAGATGTCAAGTGCATGAGTTGGAAATGATCGTTGTCACTCATGCTATTATCATCTGTAGTTACAGTGCCTACCATCAACTCCCCTGTCCAATCACCCTTCTTATCTAAGAATGGAGACAACCTGATGATGTAGTCGTTAGGATCGAAATCAATATAAACTTTCTCTTCTGCCATGTGTAATCTATCTCCTCTTTACTTTTTTATATGGGCAGTGGATCAATGCGGGATGCATATCCTTACCCTTCTCGTATAACCAATCCTCTGGAATGATCCTGTCATGGTACTGTATATCATGCTTGTCACACCATTGTCCATAGGTACTTTTGGCACCCTTACTTAATTTTTTTCTGCTGCTGGTAAACACAAACCTTATATCAAGCTTAGGATGTTGAGCCTTGACTGCTAAGTGTTTGCGTCTATCGTCAGCTGAAAATAATCCTTTAGTTTCAATGATGATCCCATTACCCAACACAAAGTCTGGTGTATAGGTGCGGTACATGAGGTCTTCCCATTCGATCTTAACTTCCTCGTACTTAAACTTTATACTACGTTCTACAAGGTAATCTTTTGTTCTGACCTCAAGCCCACTCCTAAACCCATGCTTCATGGCGGCAGAGAATTGTTTCCCATTCATTTTATATAAGCCACTACTGGCAACGTCCTAGCCTTTGATACCTTAGAGGGTAGTTCATCTATATCGAAGCAAGAGAACCTAAAGTCACAGAACTTACAGTTGTCATTAAGAACCATGTTACCGGATGGTACACCTCTGAATGTCTCAGGTACTGGTGCAAAGCAACGCTCGAACTTGTTATCGTTCACTGTCTCTACTGTCTTCTCCAGCTTAGCTATCTGTTCGTCTAAGTCAAGTCCATCTGCAGGTACATACTTGATGTTACCGTTAGCCTTATTGACTACCCACCAGCCTCCTACCTTCTTGCCGGATGCCTTAGCGTAACCTGCCAGTTGTCCAACGTAACCGAATGGGTCACTCTTCTGTAGTGTGTCGTATGATTCAAACTTATTGCGGTATGACCAATCGGATGCAGACTTAACGTCATCCATTGCGCCATCCACAACAATATCATATGACCCTTTGATCATTGCGTCACCTAGTTGAAGTGTTACGAAATTATCCTTGTCTTCATACGGGTATCCTGCCTCCTTAATAATACCTTTGAATGCAGCCTCTACGATGTCACCTAGAAGCATGTTCATTACGAACGTGGTTGGTTTGGGCAACGCTTCCTCTGGCTTGTTCTTAGCAAACCAAAGCTGACAAGTAGGCTTACCAATGTTAGACATTCGTAAACGAAACTCATCACGCCCTTTGCCCCCACCAAACTGGCGTCTCATAGCATCCATTACATCCGTACCAATCTGTTTAATTGTCTCTTCGGACATAGTTGATTTACCGGATGTAGCATCTTCAAGATACTGATTGATCGCCAGTTCAGCAGGATGGTTCATTAGACAAAATCCTCTAGGTCAATGTCTACGAACGCTTCTACCGTGTCAGTGTCCACATCTTCATTCTTGTGCAT